TTACCGAGCGCAATACCGTTCGTCCCGATATACACGCCGTTGTGCGTCGTATCGTCAAGCGAGGTCATTCCGTTGTAAAGCGCGGTTTGGCCGATATTAAACGAGCCGATAAGGCCGGAAACGGAGTACAGCGCACCGGCTGCGGAAACGCGGAATTTCCCACCACCGAGGCCGATACCGTCAGTACCAAGATACACCCCGTCGTGCGTATCGGCAAAAGAGGTCATTCCATTGTGAATGTCGCTCGTCCCGATTGTGAAGCCGCCAATTAATCCGCCGCCGGAAGCGTTCAGGCTGCTGGTAAATATCGCTCCGTCCTCAAAGATTCTCGTTGTTGCGGTAGTGTAAGCGGTCGCAAGGTTAGAGATACCGGCCGCAATCATCAAGATTCCGTGCGTCGCATCACGGAACCCGGCCACGCTACCACTCGCGTTGATTGCAGCCTTGACATTGTTGTTAGAGTCCTTTACGCCAATGAACGAGGAAAGCACAACGCCACCCTGAATAACCGTGTCGTCTTTCGCGAGGGCCTGGGTGAGATATTCCACGTCATTCTTTGCCGCTTTTGCGTCGATAACGTCCTTTTCCCGCTCGTCCACGTTGCGGGCCAGCGTATCACGGTAGCCGTAGTATGCGGCGATATAGTCATAATCCGCGTCGCGTGACTGTGTGGTTGTTAAGTCGGTAGTGTATTTGTTAAGAGCCGTCATGGCGCGGTTATACGCCTGCTGATAGTCGGTGTAATCAGCGCCGTAAATGATAGCCTTTGCAACAAGCGTATCGCGCTCTTTGGTAATGTCTGCCTTGATTTGGACGAGCCCGCGCTTCTCAATGGGGGAAATCGCTCCGTCGGCCCCCCAAAGGGTAAGCTGCCCAACGGCCTCCCGAGCGTCGGTCAGCGCCTCGTCCGCGGTTTTCTGCGCATCATCGGCCGCTTTCTTTGCAACGTCGGAAAGAACCTTCATTACGTTGTTAAGGGCTACGTCATAATCTCGGAGGAGCTTGGCATAAACGTCCCTATCAAACCCGACAAACTCGCCGTCAATATTGAGCTGGACGGAGTTGAGATACTCGCGAAGGGCCAGGTATGCCGCATCGAGAGCGCCCTCGCCAATGTTGTTGAACGTGTAAATCCTTTTTCCGTCGTCTGTGGACGGGTCTGGAACAACGACATTGTAGTAGTAAATCTTTCCGTTGAACGAGTATTTTACCGGAAGCCCGATACGGGAGGCCCCTTCAATCATTTGCTTGGCTGCGTAATAAGTACCGGTCGTACCCATTATTCCGGTAGAAACAATGCCGTTAATTCCGGTCCACGTAGTACGGATAGCCTCTTTCTCGGACTGGTCCAGTATTGCGTCAAGATTGATTTGAGCCAAAGCCTCGGCAACGGCCTCCGCCGTTTCTTTCGCGCTTTGCGCCAGCGTTGCAGCGCTATCGGCGGTTTGCTGTGCGGTATCAGCGACGGACCGAGCCGCATCGGAAATAGCCTCCAGAATCGTAGTCCTGGCGGAGTAGTATGCGGCAATATTGGCGTAGTCACTTTCGACTTCGATAGATTCCGGCGTAGCGGCGGTGTACTTTTGGAAGGCGCTCACAGCGCTGGTGTAAGCCGCCAGATAGGCCGTAGTGGAAATCGAGTAGTCAGCCGCCTGCGCAACAATTTGATTGCGCTCGGCCAAAACGTCATTGTACTGCTGGACGAGGGAGGTCTTTTCCGTCGGAGAAATATACCCGTCCGAGCCCCATGTGTTGAGATTGTCGCGAGCCGCCTCGGCTATCGTCTTTGCTGCGTCCGCTGTGGATTGGGCTGTGGCCGCAGCCGTGGCCGCATTGTTCGCGGCGGTTTGAGCAAGGGCGGCGGCACTACCGGCGGCGGTTGCCGTCTGCTGGGCTGCATCGGCGGCGGCTTGTGCGTCCGTTGCAACCTTCTTGGCCGCGACCGCGATTGCGTCAAGTATAGTCGCCCGCGCATCATAGTAGGCCGCGATATTTGCGAAATCAGACGTTATTTCGATAAGCTCCGGTGTAGTGGCCGTGTACTTGTTGAAAGCCGTTACAGCGTCGTTATAGGCGGCAACAAACGCGGTTGTGGAAACGGCGTAACGCCCGGCATTTGCGATAATCTCCGTATAGTCCGAATCGACCTCTTCTTTCTGCTGTTTGAGGGCGAGCTTTTCGGTCGGGGAAACATAACCGTCGTCAGCCCAATTATCCAGCCGCGTATTCGCTGCGGCTGCAGCACTTCCTGCGTTATCGGCCGCGGTCTGGGCGCGAGAGGCCGCGTTGGCCGCATTGTCGGCTGCGGTTTGGGCTGCATTTGCCGCTGCCTGGGCCGCATTTGCAACCGTATCGTCCGTGTACTTTGTGGCCGTGGTCCAGTCGTTCGCGTTGAACGCAACACCGGCGGCTTTCGAGCTCCGGCAAACGAGCGTTTCGTCAGTATATGCCCCGATAGTGGCATGGAGCCAAAGGTCGCCCTCGTCGTAAGCGTCCGCATCGGTCGGCTGGGCGAGGAATACCCGGCGCTTGTTATCTGCCGTGTCTTTAGCCTCGCGAGCCAGCGCAAGGGCTGCGGCAACGGTGGAATCCTGCAGGAGGTTCCAGTAGTAAGTGTTAGTAGAATCGTCAAGCTGGAACCGGTAGGCAAGGCCGGTATTATCGTCATAATACAAGTCGCCAACGTGGGACTCGTATTCGCTGGGTTGCCAGCCGGAGGCCGGTAGGTTGTTCAGCGTAGGCACGCCCGGATAGAACCATGTTTCAATGGTGTTATCCAGGACGGCCTGCATCTCGGCTATTGTCTGCTCGACTGCAGTTTCAAACGTGGCGATTTGCGCGAGCATTTCTGCCTTCGCGTCGCTGATTTGATTTTGGATAGCCTTGTTGATATTGTCATTCACCCGGAGCTCCGCGTCGTAGTAGTCGGTAAGCAAGCTGGAGAAGAGCTCGCGGTCGAATCCCTCAAACGCCGTATCGCGGTCGTTAAGGCCAACGCCACGAAGGAACTCGCGGAGGGCAATATAAGCAGCATCAAGCGCAGAAACTCCAATTTCGCTATACGTGTAAACGACATTACCGCCGAACGTATAAACCCGCCCGCCAAAGGTGTATTTAACCTGACCGCCGAGCGAGCGGTACTGCTCAAATAGGTTCTTTGTCGTTATGTAAGAGCCCTTCGTGCCGGTATGGCCCAAATCTTCCGTGCCGTTAATGGTAATCCACTCGGTACGGATAATGCTTTTCTCGGAGGGGTCAAGGACGGTATCGTTATTCAGCAGTGAAAGGGCCACTTCAAGCGCATTTGCTTTGGCTTGTGCGGTGTCGGCCGCTGACTGTGCCGCCGCTGCCGCAGAAACGGCGCTATTTGCCGTGTTTTGCGCCGTGGTGATTAAACCCTTTGACGCGGCAGCGATATTACCTAAAATCGTCGCTCTTGCGGCATAATAGGCGGCGATATTGTCATAGTCCGCTTCCTTAACCGTACTTTGCGTCGGATTGGCTGTGTACTTCTGGAACGCGGCGTTTGCAAGCGTGTAAGCCGCCGTGAAAGCGGAGAAGTCAACTCCGTAGCGGGTAGCGTCTGCAACAATTTGGGAATACTCATTCCGAACGTCCGTCCATTGGTTCGAGAGCGGCTCTTTCTCTACCGGGGAAATATAGCCGTCGGAGGCCCATTCGGTTAGCGCAGCATTAGCTCGGTCCGCATCGGCCTGCGCATCGGCAGCGGCCTGGGCCGCATCTGCAATAGAATCAGCCAAATCCTCCCACTCGTCAAGCGTCTGCAGGCCGGAACCCCCGGTAATCACAACCCGGCCCGTAAATTCGCCGTTCTTGGTGTAAACGCCAACCTCGCCGTCACGAACGCCAACGGTGGTAATCAGCTTGCCGGTCAGGTTGTAGGAGTTAATCCCCTTGTAGTAATCGTCGCGAGGGGAGTTGCCGTCAATCGTTGTGGTGACTTTGGCGCTTTGGCGGCTGGTGTTCGTGCGGTGTCCGAGCTGAATCATGTTATCGCCAGCCTCGGGAACACCGGAACCGGTGTCGCAGTCGGTCTTTGACAGCACAATGTAGTTGTCGCCAACGGCTGTGACAAGCCGCCAGTAGTATTTTGCGGTCGTGGTTCCGAGCTGGAATCGCTGGCAGCGCACTTGGTCGCCAACAATAAAGAGGTTGGGCTCTTGGATATTCCCGTTTTCGTCCTCTTTGGTGTCGATATAGCACTTGTAACCGTCGGCCAGCTCCTCAACGTCGGTACAAACGGCGGAGGCCGCGGAGTAAATCACCATGCCGCCCTGGTATTTGAGCTGCTGAATAATAAGCTCAAAGACTTTCAGCGTCTTTCGGACGGTGATACTGTCAAGCTCCAGCTCCGCGCTTCCGTCAACGGTGCTTTTCCAAAGACGGAACCCGGCCCCGAGCGGGCCTTCGGTAAAGTCCGGGGAGGCAATCTTACGGGAAGATACCTCCCGGGTAGTAACCTTGTTAAACTCCACGTCGTCCGTGGTGCGGACGGGCTGGTTAAGATAGTCCCCGAACTGCGCACCGTCCCACTTGTCGGAATCCAGCGCGTAGTTTGCGGTTATAGCGTTTTGCGCAAGGTCGGCATTGGTGGCGTGAAGCGCATCGTCCGCGCTTTCCGCGTGCTCTGCTTCGTCGGCCGCGAGCGCATGGTCGGCCTCGAGCGCGTGCTGTGCTTCGGTTGCAGCCGGCGTGCTTCCGGCGCTATCCGCGTAACCGGCCTGCGCCTTTGCGCCGTTCACGGTGATATACAAGCCGTCAACCCCGAGCTTGTCGAGGTCGGCCTTGTTTTCGTGCGTGTGGCCCGAACCAGAACCACCGCCGGAGGACTCGCTGGAGGTCGAAACCGCCTGGACTTCCTCAACCGGGCGGGAGGAAATCGGGGTAACGGAAGCCTTATCGGAATAGGACTTTTTCTTTTTGTCACGAAGCGTCACCTTATAGGTTGGGATAGTCGCCTCGCCCTCGTTGATAGTAACGGAGTCAATCAAAATTCGCGTGGAGCCGCCTGGAACAATATCATCTTCCAGCGTTATGTTCTGGGCCGGTAGAAGGACGCGGCCGCTCTCAACCATGAATTTTGCGTCAATCTCTGGCGTGTACTGCCATTGCTCTTTCGCCACGTCGGCCAGCACCTCCTGCGCAGAGGCGAGGAGTCGCTTCTCGGCAATGTTGATATACATTCCGGGCATGGCAATATCCAGCAATACAAAGTGGTCGCCAACCTCAATTTGGTAGTCCGTATTCGGGAACCATTGGGCCAAAGACTCGTCCTCGGAGCGGATTACTTCGAGAAGCCACGTGTCGGTAGCCTGCCGGTACTCAACGCTCTTAATCTTGAACTCACGGCCAGCGCACTTACCGGAACGGAAGGCCAGCGTCATGCCCTCGCCTAAAGCCGCCTGCTCGGCAATATCAAATCCGATTTGCGGGATTTGGATAGTGAAAGTAGTAGCCCGGTAGTTTCCTATCTGGAAATCCAAATAGCCGTCGTCGGAATAGCTGAACGACCGCGCCTGCTCCCCGTTCACGTTGGAAACGGAAAGCGTAACGCGGACCTCGAAAGAGTCCCCGTTTTCGACGGTAATTTTGTCGGTCGCAAGGTCAGCGCCGATAACATGAAAAGCGCCCTCATCTGCGTTGTATTCGCACGTCTGCTTGACGGTCTTTATCACGTAGGACATACCTCCGGGCTGGACCTTTGCAAGCTCAAAGTACACGTCAACGGCGGTAACGTTACCGGTCAGCCAGCCGTTAATCTTGACTGACTGACTGATTTTCAAAGCACCGGCAACCGTAGCGGTTATGCGCTTTGTGAAAAGCCGGAACGCGGCAACGCTCGCGGCAGCAACGGAATCCTGGAATGAGTTGGAAAAGTCATCGGTGACGCGCTGGAGAAACGCCTTCCCGTCCTCGCCGGAACGGCCGTCGTCAGTAACCGGGGTAGAGGCGTAGACTTCATCAACCCTTTGCGCATCGGGCCAGCTTTGTGCTGGAACATAGCTGGGGCTCGCATCACGCACCTCGGCAATCGTGATGCGCTCAATCGTGGGGTAGATTTCTTTCAAGTCGCAGGAGCCGTCAAAGTAGAAACTCTTTGCGCGGAGCCCACGGGCGGCGATAGAAGCCGCGTCCTCAATGAACGCCTTTGCGGGGTCCGGGAGGCCGTCGGTAATACCCCAACCGGAGTAGTGACTGGCCGGTCCGGGGTAGGTGTAAATCTTGCCCTCATAGGTGTAGATTTTGCCCTTATAGACGTACTTTACGGCGCTACCGTCCACCGGCCCAATCGGGAGCATCAAGTTCTGAATATCGACCGATTCTGCTCCGTGGATTTCCTGGTTGTTGTACCAGTTTGGAAGCATGTTCTTGGCCGAGCCGTAAACATAGAGCCGGTTTGCAATTTCCTCCGGGCTTGCGGCCGTTTTCGTCAAAGAAGTAAGCCCGTGGCCCTTCCCGTATTTATACGTTTCGCCATATCCGTTAAGACCAGCCCCGCCAATCGTGATAACGTGCTTCCCGTTCTCAAACGAATAGACAAAGCCGACCTCCGGCCAAATCTCATAGATTTTCTCCATTACCCCTTGGAGGGTAACACCGGAAACAACAAACTCGCGCTCTTCCTGCATGAGGGCCAGTAGTTCAGTAGAAGCCCCCATTTCCTCGGTTGCCAAACGGACAACCCATGCGCCCGGGTGGAACTCGTCGAGGCACGCTTGAACACGCTCGGCAATACCTGCCACGTCGTCAAAAACGCTAATCGCGCTTTGCGTAGAGAAGTGCACCCGGTTATCGTCATAGACCAAATCGCGGAACGGGCAGATTTCAAGCTCATAGGTCGCATCGTGCAGTTGTACGTTCTGGTACACGTATGCCGCCCCATGAGTCTTGAATCCAGCCTGCTTTTTAACTTGCGGTATGTTGTAAAGGTAGTATCGGAGCCCCGTGCGAGGATAATCCACATAGGAGCCGATACGCCAGTTTATAGGGCTTGGCGAGGCGATTTCCCGGAACGTCAAAACACCGGGTTTCATGTAAGTTCCGGCGAAAGTCGGAGCCCCGTTCGCTATTGGCGCGTTATTCTGGATTATATCAAACCTTGCCATAGATTAGCCCTCCACGATAAAGTTGTTTGCGGCGTTGTAAATCATGCTGGTTGCCGGGTCATTCACCTTCAGAACCACTTGGAAAAGAATACGGGTGCAGTTGTTCCATACAGAGAAAGCCCCCGCCTCCGGGGTTGGGAACTCCTGGAGGCGTACCTGCCGGAATCCGTAACCGGTATAAGCGTCGTAGGTTTTCAGGAACCCCTGCGAGAGAAGATTTTGAAAGGCCCTCATGCCGTTTTTGAGGTCGGCAATCGCGAGCGCCTCCGTGTTGTTCCTTGCGAACATGGCGCACTCCAGCTTGTAGGTAAACGCATCGTATTTCAACCCCTCCGGGGCGATATATTCCTCGTCCCCGTGCTGGTCTTTCCATTGGTTTTTGTACGGCTCTTTGACTTTGAGCGAAGAAGGATAATCCTGCGAACGGACTATCACGGAGTAGTCTTTGAGAATGTCAATAGCGAAGCCGGTTTCAAGCTGGATATAGAACGGCTTATAGTCGGATATGGAAGGAACGTACAACATAGCGTCACAATTTTAAGCAATTTGGCCCTATAAGGGCCAAAAAGTATTGAAATGTATTGATATTTATGCCTTTTAACGCGCTTGTAGATAGCCTTTTGTGATTAGGCCATTTCCACCCTCAAAACGTCACCCGTTGTACCGGCCGGGCCGATAACCGAGCGCAGTTCGGCGAGGATTGCGTTTGTGTCCTGGGCCGCGTTGGCGGTATTTGCGGCAATCTGCTGGACGTAATCTGCAAGCGTGGGCGTAATCACTCCCGCCAGGGCCGCGATATTCTCAAAGCCCTTCTCTTGAAGCGCCCGCATCACCGAAACGTCGGCGCGAATTGCGTTAATGTAGGAGGCCAAAAGCGAGGCGGTTTCCTCGGTGATTCCCTTAATTCCGTTTCCGAGGGAATTAGCGTCGGAGGAGTCGCTATCCATACCCAAAAGCCCGCGGTCGGCAAATGCGGCAATCATAGAGTTAATTGCATCGGCGTTGCGCTCCGCATCTTCCTGAACGCGGGAAGTGAAACTGGCAAGCCATTCCGCGTATTCCTCCGGTGTCATGCCGCCAGAGGAATACTGCGCAAGCGCATTCGTCGCTTCCTTCTTATACTTGTCGAGGATATTGTCAAGGATATAAGAATTGAGCAGCGATTCAAGTATGGTTTCTCCTAAATTCTCGAACGTTTCTCCGAGGTCATCAACGGCGTTTCCCATTGACTTAAAGTTCTCAATGAACTTGCTCGTAAGGTCGGAGGAAAGATTATTGAAAAGACTTTCTGTAACTTTCTCCATTTGCTCAATGGCTTTTCGATAATCCTCCGCATATCCAGCGAGGTCCTCGAGGATTCCATTCTCGATTCCAAGAGCCTTCATAACGGCCCTCAAAAGCTCCGCATTAAGATTCCCAAACTCATCGTATAAATCATATCCGAGTTTCTCTGCGATTTGTTTAAGGTTATATATGGGAGTCGAACGCCAGTTACCCTCCGGGGTCCACGTAAACTGCAAATCCTCAAAGGATTTCATATTGTCTTGAAGCCACTTTTGGTAGCCGCTCATATCATAGCCGCCGCCACCCATGCCGGCCCCATATACGTTGTCTATCGTAGACTGCTTTATGTCTTCGAAGTCTTTTTTAAGTTTCTCCGCACGCTCGCTCAATCCGTCGATTGCGTCCGTTGCGTTTTTCATCTGACGAACAAGGTTTTCGCCAAACACGGAATTGATACCATTTTCGAGCTGCTTTGCAAACTCCGTCCTAACGATTTCGCTTCGCAGGGATTCGACTTCGTTTCTCGCGCGTGCTATCTCTTGCGCAAGGTTCGCGTAGGCGCTCATAATTTGGTCTATCGCGCTTAACGCGGTTGCCGCCAATGCGCCCCAAATACCGCCGGTTTGCGCACCCTGCACAGCCGCCGAAAGCGTTTCTGCAAATGCGCCAGCCGCCTCCGCAAACCCAGCCAAATTTGCGTCATTTGTCGCCTCTGCAATCTCTTTCATGTGTGCCGCTGCTTTTGACAAGTAGCTGGCCGTCATTTGCGAGTATTTAGAAAAGTATTTAAGCCTCTTCTCTTGCTCCGCGGGGTCTACGGTGTTATTCAGTGTGTCCTCCTTTTGTTTTTCGAGCAACGACTCCAGCTTTGTTAGAATGTCCCTAAATTCGGGATTATTTAGCATAGCTTTTATATCGTCCGGTAGCTCAACCTCCGAAATGGCTCTCTTAATGTCTTGTATCTGCGAGAGGGTTTTATCATTCCAGTTGGTAAGGTCGTAGCCCTGCATCTGCTCCTTAAAAATATCATCAGCGTACTTGGTGACATTTTGACGAAGCGTTGCAAGTGCAGCAATCCTATCTTTGGCCCAAAGGTTCATCAAGCTACCTATTTCGCCAATCTGCTTTGCCGGGTCGTCCTTATAAGCATTAGTGCCGAGCACGGTCATATTACGGAGCTTTGTATTGCCCTGCGCAATAGTAGTCCGATAGTCAGCTATTGCCTTGCTGATACCATAAGCTGCGCCGGTTCCAGACAAATCCTTTGTTTTGTCGGCCCACTTTTGCAGTGCGTCAAGATACTTATTAAGGGCCTTTTCCGCATCTTCGGTCGCTTTTTGGTCGGCCTTAAACTGCTTTACAAGCTGGCTGGCCGCGTCAAGTCCGAGCCGGGCCTCGATTGCGTCCGCGGCCTCCGTACCAGCGTCGCCGAGCTTGCGAAGTTCGCCGGTAAGAGCCAAAATCTGCGCTTCGAGGTTTTTGTAATCTCCAGGCTTACCGCCAATAGTTTCCGCAAGCCAGCTTGCCGTTTTTTCGCCCTTTATAGGCTCGATTTTCTCATAGATAGACAAGTACTTCTCCAAAAGCGCGATTTGCGTTTTAAGGCGGTTTATTTCGTCTTTCTCCGCCTTCTCGGAGGCACGTTCGCTACGGCGAGTGTCCTTGTCATAGTCAACGCCCATGATTTCCTTGTAGAGGTCGGCCTGCTCCTTACGGGAGGCCACCAAGCTTGCGAGGGTGGTCTTTTCGTCGGCGGTGATAGAGCCGGATTTTGCTTTGTCGCGGATTTCCTTTATATCCTTGTCGTACTTTTTGATTCCCTCAACGATTGAGGAAATGTTATACACGAGCGTATCGGCCGCGCTTCCGTCGCTTGCCTCCTTAATCCTTTCATCTCGAACCTTTAAAACCTTTTCGAGCGACGACATTCCAGCGTCATACGCGGCGGCAGCGGCTTCAAAGTCCTTTCGGAGCGACTCGGCAGAACGACCAAAATCTTTATAGGTCCACGTGCCAGGAACGCCGATTGTTCCAGCGCCCCAGCTCAATTTATTCCGGTCATTACCGAGGTATTCCCCGGAGGTGATATAGTGCCAAATGGCCTCCTGCTCGTCAATCGAAATTTTGAAAGCGTCCATTGTCTTTTTGAAAGACGCATAGATATTATCCGTTGCGGAGGCAAAAGCATTCTCGACGGAATCGGACTCGCTTTCAAGGAACTTTGCCTGCTGGGCCTCGGTGATTTTGTCCTTCAATTTTTGATAAACGGCGGCAAGATTATCAACGGCCACACCCTCATCTTGAAGCTGCTTCAAATATGGCCCGAAGCGGTTTTGAATAGCGAGCTTTGCCTTGTCGTAGTCTTTCGTTCCCTCGGTTGCGTATTTGAGCTTTGCATAAAGCCGGTCAAGCTCTGCCTCCTCTGCAGCAAGCGAAGCCCTATACTTTGATATACCGTCATTCGCGGCTTTAGTAATCTTTTCGGAATCCGAAAGGGCCGTATTGTACTGATAAATTGCGTAGCCAACCGCCGTGACCGCCGCCGCAATCAGCGCATAGGGATTCCTCAAAAGGACACCCTCCAGCTTTTCAAGGCCGACCCGGAGATTAAACGTGGCTGCAAACAAACCCTCGCTCGCCCACGTCATTAAGAAAATAGCGGTTTTGTAAGCACCGTAAACGGCTATAAGCTCGATAATCTTACGACCGAGCAACTCGTAGTTGGCAATAAGGTTAGAAACGGCCGAAACAGCGTCTTTAATCGGGCCGGAGTTGGCCTGCCCAACGGCCGCGAGCATATTTTCCCAACGGCCCTTCAAAATGTTAAGCTGACCGGCAAGCGTCTTTGCCAAAACCTCCTGCATCTGGTAGAATTTGCCGCCCTCCGAAGTCATGCGACGGAACGCCTCCTCCACCATTTCAAAGGGGATTTCGCGCTTCATCATTCGGTCGAACACCTCGCCCAAAGACACCGCCCGCTTTTCGGTTTCAGAAAACATTTTTGCCAGCTCGTCGAGAATCGGCACGCCGTTCTGGGAGAAAGAACGAAGCTGAATACCGCGAAGGAAGCCGGAGGATTTCACATGGCCGTAAGCGAGAATCAGCCGGTCCATAGAAACTCCAACTCCGGAGGCCACGTCGCCGAGCATCTTGGTCGTTTCGAGCAGGGAGCCCTTGTCGATATTGAACGCGGAAAGCTGCTTGGCGTACTTTGCCAATTCGGAGAATCGGTAAGTGGAATCGGAGCTGAAAC